CTCGTTTTGTTCCTTACATATCCTTGCGTTATCACAAGATAGTGGCGGAATTAAGGCGGTGGAAAAATAAAAATTCGTGGTCAGATGTTCATGGTTTGTTCCACTGGCGACCTAGTGGCAATAGTTTTTGATAATGATTCTCATTCTCAATTCTAGGGGGTGGGTATGATGTTCGACCCCCCACCCCAAAAAATCTGTGTGCGTGTACTATACTATATGCGTGTCTAAAAATTTTATCAAATTTTGAACTTTTTTTCAAAAGAGGTGCGGCCCCCCTAACCAAGTGGGGGAGGAAGTATCTTTAGAGAGTGAGAGTGTGTGTGTAAGATACCCATGTGATCCTCCCCCGTACAGGAGACGTGACACATTGCGTGCCACACCAACATTATATCTTAACGCCTCTTGCATTGCAACCTTTAATCCTGTATAATTATCGCATGGTCGAAGATAACACAGATGCACTTAAACCGCTAACCGGCAAACAAGAACTTTTTTGTCAAGAATTCATTAAAGATCTTAATGCTGTCCAAGCGGCGGTTCGTGCTGGCTATCTACCCCAACATGCAAAAAAGAATGCTTATACTTTTTTGAGGCATGAGGGCATAGCATCACGAATATCTGATCTTAAGGCCGACTCAATTAAACGTACGAACATTGAGGCGGATGACATATTGCGCAGACTTATACGTATCGCTGACAGAACAGAACAAGAGGGCGATTATAATGCTGCCATCCGTTCCCTAGAGCTTCTTGGTAAACATCAAGCTCTGTGGACAGATAAGAACATCACAGAAATTACCAATGCATTTGCCACTGGCAATAGTGATGAAGACATACAGCGAGATGTGGAGCGCTTACAAAAAATTGCCGCACCCAAATTAAAAATAGTAAAGGAATAACAACATGGCAGGCCCAAAAGACAAACGTAAAAAAATCAAAAGAATATCTAGAACTGATAAAGACGGTAATAAAATATACGTAGGAGATAGTCCGAGTAATACTCGTACTAGAAAAACATATAAAAAAAGTGGAACTAAATCTGGTGTAGAGGAATACTCTAAGATAGATAAAACAGGAAAAGGCAAAGGCTACTCAGTAAGATCTGTAACAAGAGATGTTAAACCAAACAAACGAGTAGAAGAAAATCAATATGTTCGTTTTCCTAGAATAAAACAGGTTATTACAGGTTCTACTCAAGCAGGAAATTATGAGTCTGATTATAAAAATGTGCCTAATAAAAAATCCGGCGCAGGATACTCAGGAGATTAATATGCCAGTAGATAGAAAATTCATGGGACCAAACTCTGGTCGACCAATAAGACCAAGATTTGCAATGCCTATACCTAAAAAGAAACCAACAGGTGGGATGGCTAGTCCTGGACCTAAGAAGAAAAGAAAACTTACTCCAAAGAAACCTAACATAAGAAAAGTTACTGGAGCTACTCCAACTTACAAACCTAACATGGCACAAGTTGCAGGTAAGAAAAAAGCTAAAGGCGGCATGGCTTCTCCTGGATCAGGCAGAAGTACAAAGAAACGTAACAGCTTAACTAAAAAAAATAACTCAGCAATAGCTGTGAACAAAAAGAAAACAGGGAGCATGTACGCATAATGGTTGATTCAGCAGCACGTAAAAAAGGCAAAGGCAAAGAACCAAGTCTTACCGCTAAACAAAAAACTTTACCTGATTTTATAAAAAGTAAAATCATGAAAAAGAAAAAGAAAAAAATTAAAAAATAATTAAATTTATTTGGCTAAACAAAAACCCCCTCCCCCTAAAGAAGAGCCGCCCAATCCTCTAGATGAGTTTTGGGAAGAGTTGGGATGTGATCCAAAGACCGGCAAAACTAAACCAAAAGTATAGGAGTACTTATGAGACACAAAGGTAAAATGTTAACACCTGGATTAGAAAAATACGATCCATACAAACCATTAACTAATTTTTCAAAAGAGTTAGCTTTATGGGGGCACCATGCATATGTCATTGTCGAAAGAAGATAGAGACGCCGCAACCAGACTAGCCATACTAGCCGCACGTGATGATTTGCTTGCGTTTATTATGCTAATGAATCCTAGCTTTAGTGTAGGGCCGCATCACCGAGTCTTGTGTGATGAGCTAATGAGACTTGAGAAAAATGATATTGATCGTCTCATGATCTTTATTTCTCCTCGTGCTTCTAAATCTTTAATTACTTCTACATACTTTCCGGCCTGGGCTTTAGGTCGTAATCCATATTGGCAAGAGATCGCTGTGTCCCACAGTGATGACCTTGCAACTCGTTTCGGTAGATCAATTCGTGATATCATAACTTCAATTGCATATCAAACGATCTTTCCTAAGATAAATATTCGTAAAGATAATCGCTCGGCAAACAGTTGGGCATTAGAACACAACAAGAATCAAGCCGGTTCGTTTCTCGCAGCTGGTTCTGGTTCTGGTATTGCAGGTTTTGGTGCCCATCTAGCTATAATTGATGACCCTATCTCTGAGCAAGACGCTTATTCAAAGACTCGAAGAGAACATTTGAATAACTGGTACGCCTCAGGACTACGTACAAGGCTTATGCCTGGTGGTAAAATCGTTATTGTGATGACTAGATGGCATGAAAATGACCTAGCTGGTCACCTTTTGAAGGCAGAAGACAGCGGAGTTATGGCAGATAAGTGGTCTGTGGTCAGTATTCCTGCCCTAAATACCACAGAATCTGCTAAAAAACTTAAAAAAGGTAGGCAAGATCTCATAGATCAAGGCTATTTAACAGAAGAATACCCTAAAGTCAAGCGTGGTGAGTCCTTTTGGCCTGCATCTGACCAGAAAGATGGGTTCTGTTGGACTACTGAAGAGCTTATTCGTACCAAAAACAACACCCCGCCCTTTAAATTTGATGCATTGTACATGCAAGCACCCACAAATGAAGAAGGTGGCATCATTAAAGACAAATGGTGGCAGGAATGGGACAAACCTACCCCACCTGAGTGTGATTATATCATACAATCGTGGGATACTGCGTTCTCTACCCGTACTACAGCCGATTATTCTGCTTGTACTACGTGGGGAATCTTTAATTCAGGCTTTGATATGCCCAATGTTATTCTATTGGGGGCAGAAAGAGGTCGATGGGACTTCCCTACCTTACGTGAGAAGGTAGTTTCTAAGTTTGAAGAGCACGATCCAGACACAGTGCTCATTGAGAAGAAAGCATCTGGTCAATCTCTTATTCAAGATCTACGCATGACTGGTATTCCTATCCAAGACTACCAACCTGACCGAGATAAGATAGCTCGAACGTATGCTATCACTTCATTGTTTCATAACGGCAGAATTTATGCCCCCTTCTCAAAGGCATGGGCTAAAGAAGTTATGGATGAAGCAAGAACTTTTCCAGCAGGGGCACATGATGACTACATGGATACCCTAACTCAAGCCTTGCTCTGGATTCGTAACGGTGGTTACGTCACACACAAAGATGACACGTGGCTTGACAAAGCGGAAGAAAGTATTTATAATAGAAACCGTAGAGCATACTATTAATAAGGAGACATTAAGGAAATAAAATGGCAATCGAAAAAGTTATTACTCCAGATTTGGAAACACCCACAGTTCAAATACCAACTGATGAAGATATACAATTAGACGAAGCAGGCAATGCAGAAGTAACCTTGCAAGATGATCAAGCTATGGCTGAAGCCGAAGCTATGGGTCTTATGGATGACATGATGATGCCAATGGCAACAGAGCATGATGCCAACCTAGTTGAATTCATGGATGAAAATGATATCTCTGAATTTGCTGATGATATGTTTGAGGGTTATCAAACTGATAAAGAAGCTCGTGGTGAATATGATGAGATTGCAGAAGACGGTGTTAATTTATTAGGATTATCTTACGACGATTCTAGTCAACCGTTTCCTGGTGCCTGTGGATCTACCCATCCAGTACTTGCACAATCAGTAGTTAAGTTTCAAGCCAAAGCATTTAAAGAATTATTTCCAACTGAAGGCCCGGTACGTACTCGTATTATGGGTGTGCAGTCTGAACAAAAATTACAACAAGCTAATCGTGTTCGAGATTTTATGAATTGGCAAACTCAAGTTCAAATGCCAGAGTATGGTCCTGAGCTTGATCGTTTATTATTTCATGTAGCTTTGTATGGTTCAGCATTCAAAAAAACTTATTGGGATGCAACTTCCAACAGACCTCGTACTGAATA